TCCTATGGAAAACTTCTGAACCCTTAACTGGATACTCTTTCCCTTTGCCTAGACCTGACCTAAAACCATACCTAATCTCGCTATGATCTAAAGCAGAAGTTGTACTCATTCACTTTCACCTCTCTCATATACATATTTAATTATTCTTTTTCTTTTCAAATATAGCTCTTTTTCTCTCTTCAATCTCTTTAACTTCCTCAACAGTTAAATCTTTCTCTTCAGCTAATCTTTTTAGCCTTTCTTTCTCATTATCTTTGTCTAAATCAATAGATTTATTCTTTTTATCATTCTGTGAAGCAGGAGGAGTATCTGTATCTTTATTCCCAGTTCCTCCCTTAGTATCAGCCTCAACTAGATTCTCATTGTCAGTATCAGATAAGAACTCAGAAACTCTCTCCTCAATTGTCTGAGTATTATCTTTACCTCTATCATCCTTATAGAATCTTTCCCAGACATCTAGTTCTTTATTATATTCAAATTCGTCTTTAAGAAGTTTTTCTATCTGTTTAGGATTGTAAGCCTTGTTTTTCTCAGCTACTTCACGTATCTGAACGCCCAAATCACGCTTACGTTGTCTTTCAAGCTCTTTCTCTTTCTCAGCTATTGTCTCTTGATGCTCCTTATCTTTATTCTCCATATCAGATTTGAGCTTATCAAGTTGCTTTTGAAAGTTATCCATCTCTTTTTGATGTCTAGCTTGCTCTTTCTCTAACTCAGATTTATTCTCTAATTCTTTTGCTTCTTCCTCTTCCTCTTTTTGCTTCTTAAAGTTCTGCAGCCCCTCCAGAGTTTTCTTCATTTCTGTATATTCATCAATCTCTGGTCTCTCTGCTAACTTGTCTTCCATTTCCTTGAGCTTGTTTTGTAGAGTACGTCTTTCCTTTTTAACATTATCTCTTGTCTCAAAGGCTTTCTTAGCCTCTACTTTCATCTTCTCAAGTTCTGATTTCAAATATTCAGGATCTTTTTCTTTCTCTTTTTCCTTCTCTATTTCTTGTTCTTTTGCAGAAACAGCATCTTTAAGATCCTCTTCTTTAGTATCATCTTTCACTTCTATATTAAGTTCTTTTGCCTTATCAAGTAATTCTTGATTATCTATTTCCATTATTTCCTCCTATTTAAATCCATAAATATAGAAGGTGGTATCCACCATCTACTTATTTATCTCTATCTCTACTAAATAAAAGTACAATTGCATAAAAGCCAGCAGCTAAAGTACCCAATTCTTTAGGATCAATATCAAAACCAATCCACCCAAAAACAAGTACTATCGCTGGAATTACTGCAGTCATAGTTGTCTTCCAATTCTTTATAAGTCTATCAAACATAAAAACAATTACCTCCTATTTTATTTCCACCAATGTTTTTCATTTACACCTTCCCAACCAAATATATCAGGATCTAATCCTCTTTCTTGTAGATAAGTCTTAACTTTATTGATAGGAATTCCTGCAGACATACCAGTTATATCTATATGCCTACCATGTCGTCGCATAGCGGGTTTAAAAGTCTCATTCTCTTCATAAAATTCGCTTGATGTTTGCTTGTTATTAAGCATAGCCTCTTCAAACGAATAACCTTTAAACAGTTCATCTTGTAAGGTTTGTGCAGTAAGCCTTATTTGTCGTTCATTTCCATATTCGGAAATTTCAAAATCAATAGAATTTACATCAATTTTGTTATCCACAGGTTTTGTAAAACTAACAGGCTGCCCCAAACCCATAGCATGTAAAGCAATAACTTTACCCTGTTCTTCTCCTGTTAATGCCCATATAGCAGAGCCACTTGTTCCACCTATACCTATTGGAGCATCAATCCAAAGACTTACATTCCTGAGATACCCAAGAACAACTTTTGGTATATCAGACATAAACCAAAGCATAGATTTTGTCATATCATATTCTTTATTACTTACGTTACCCTCTGTAGCAAATTTCTGCAATAGAGCAGGATTACCAACCATTACAACCCTATCACCTTGCTGTACATTGTCACTATTACCTAGTGGTGCAGCATGTTCCTTATACTGTGGCACTTTTGTAGTAACTATAATTGCACAGTCCATTGACTTACTCAGTATAGGTACACCATCATAACACAATACCTGACTAGGAGTTCCCATTATGTCACTATCTAGAGTATAACGTACATACTGATATCCTGGATAGATAATCCACATTACTTCCTTGTCTTCAGAAACATATACTTCAAACTTAACGGCACTCTCAGCCACATGTGCATTGGTTAGAATAACGCCTTTCTCCTCTCCTTGTACAATGTGCTGATAACCTCCCCAAGAAGTTTGAAAACCCCAAAGTTCTTCATCCTGCACTTTCATATCACCAAGATATGTACCAGTTCCTCCACTGATCATCCAAAACTGTTCTACCTGCACAATACCAAGTAAGACATCCCCCCATGTGGTTTTAGAAATGTCACGTTTATACTCTTCACCTTTTTCTTTACGTAATTCCTCTTTGGCTTCCTTTAGTTCCTCCCTAAGATCTTCCTCAAGTTCTTTGGCTGCTTTTTCCTTAGCCTCGATTCTCTCATTTAGAAGCTCAATCTTATTCTCCATACCCTCAAGTTCATATTCCAATTTTCTAACTTCTTTATCTTTAGGTCTGAATTCAGGCTTTAGATCTAAATAACCAGCCGATACATATATTCTTTTACCGTCTGGTATTGGTCTTACGTAAAGAATACCTCGTGGATCATATCCGGTAATTATATTAGTTTCCGTTCCCTCGATACATACTCGCCAGTTTAAAGTTGTTGGGTGTGGCTCTTCCCATCCACTGCGAAACCACAATAATTCTACTGTAGCTTCCTCTGCTACTTCTTCTTTAAAAATACTATAGCCTTTCGTTCTCAATGTAGTTATAATAGATTTAGCTTTACTAGGACTTACGTCTGCAGTTTCTGATACTGCCAATACATCCTCATCATATTGCTTCTCCCAAGCAGATATCTCTTCCCTCTCTATCTTCTTTACTACAAGTACTCTCTCAGGAAATTTAGCCCATGTTGGAGCTAGTGCTCCTAAAGGAACCGCCGTTTTTGATGGACTCTCATAACCATAACGTTCTACTAAAGTTAAGCTATATTCATATTTATCCGCCTGTAACGCTCTCTCATCATCTATAGCATCTTCTACCATACTTGATATAAGTTCAGTTATCTCTTCTTCAGCAAGTGTCAATTCTTTAATTAGTTCGTCTATAGCCTCTCTTGTAACTTTCTTCTCCTCTAAAATATCAAGAACCTGCTTTTTAGTATCTACTTTTACAGCTTCTGATAATGGAGAAGTAAAAGATACTTTAAGACCAGGAATTACGTGAAGTATTTGTACAGATGACGCCCTTGCTTGTAATTTTATATCACTCTCGTTTTTTGAATTAAATATTCTATGTGCTGATACACTAGAGACACTCAGTAACAAAAAACTCACAGCTAAAATTGAAATGAAGCTTTTAAAAATAGTGGATTTCATTTTATTCACCTTATTATACTTACTATTTTCTACTAGCCTTTTTCTTCCTAGTAGCACCTAACCTAGCTATCTTCTTCATAGCCTTTGCTTCAAGAGCTTCTTTATCTGCCATAGCCTTAGCAGCTTTAGCAGCAGCCTTCTTTCTAGAAGTATCTGCTTTTATAGTCTCAGCCTCTGCTAAAGTTCTAGCATCAGATTCTGCTCTCCAAGCTTTCTCTTCATCTGATAGCTTTGCCATTTATTTATTCTCCTTTTTCTTCTTTTGAACTTCTTCGTCTCTTAACTGCTGTTTAGTTCTAAAAGTTTTACCAAGGTTACTGTTAGGATTTCCCTCTATGTCTTCTTTATCCTCTTCCTTAGAAGAAGATGTTTCCACTATTCCAGTACCAGCTTCTATTTCATTTTCAACTTGCTCTCTTACATCTGCAGGAGCCAAAGGTATAGCCTTTCTGGCTATATTTTTCATCATAGTTTTATTCAAAGTCTCTGAGAAATTCTTTTCCATTACTCTAAAAGAAGATTCTACTTCTTCGCTCAAAGAAGTTACATCAAAAGAACTTGCATATCTAACTCTATTATATTTTCCAGGATCTTTATTTAGTAAAAGATATGCTAATTTACAAATTTCATTTTCAAACTTCTCATATCTTTTAGCTTTTTCAGCCAAAGCAGAATTAACACCAAGGAACCCCATTTGTGCTGCTCTGCCAGATCTAGAAACATACATATCTTCTGAGCTGCCTATTAACCCAGCTATCCTATATATTTCTTTTACATGATCTATAATAAGATTCCAAATAACGTTTATGTTATTAACGTCTGGAGAGATAAACTGTGGGGGTTGTCCAGAATCTGAAGGAAAAGTAAAAATATAAGAAGTGCCTATCTTTTTAGTTGGATCATCACCTTCTTCACTAGATTCAGCCAATGTACCATCATCTGGATAAATTAACTGTGAGAAAGTGTGTCTTTCAATTTGCTCATCAAGGCATGAACACCAATTCATTATTATTCGATTTATATAAACAATATCCTTTAGCATTGATTCTCCTACTTTATCATCATCTAAATCTCTATGATAAAGAGTTACTAAAGGTATAAAACCAAGAGTATTGGGACCACCATTAGGCGAACCATCCTCAAAAACAACTGGTTCTCCATCCTCATTCTCAACACGCCACTCTTCAGTAGTAATAAGCTTATAATGTGTTTCTTCTTCCCTCTCTGCTGTAGGATCGGCATCTCTATAATACTTAGATTCTATAACTATCCATCTTAGATTTCCCTGTGAATCAAAAGACCAATCTTTTAATTGCTGTGGATATACCAAAGAACAATAAGGTTGCATGTTCACTTTTCTAGCTTCTGCCTTATTCATACGTTTCTTATTAGAAATAGGCATATCTACTAGAACGTGCATTGTTCCAAATACACTTGAAAAGAATCCAACTTTGTTTACAAAATCTGATATATATGTTCCTCTTCTGTCTACGTTGTTTCTGAATTGTTCCAATACAGTATCTGG